CTTAGTTCTGAACTCTTTTAATGCACCTTTGAATTGCTCGTTTTGTGCTTTAAGAGTATTGTGTTCAGCTAATAGTTTATTGTATTTATTTGCAGATTCAGAAACTAATTTCTTAGCTTTTGCAAGTTCAGCTGATTCTTCAAGTTTTTCACCGTCCATTGATGACTTTTCATAACCTAAGTGAGAAGCACCTGAGCGTCTAGCACCTTGTCTACCAGCTCTACCGTTCACGTTAGCGATTGTTTCATCAATTTCTTCTTCGGTTTCCTCTTCTTCAGATTCTTCACTTTCTTCTTCACCTTCTTCATCAGATACTGGTTCTAAGTCATCTGGAGCTTCGCTACCTTCTTCTTCGTCACCAATCTCGATTTCATAGTCTACATCATCAACTGGTTCTAAGTCAGCTGGAGCTGCTTCTTCACCACCTGCAACCTCACCACCTAATGGTGTATCGTTTGCTTTGATTACGTATTCTCCTGGTTCAGAGACATTTAAGTGAATTTCATCACCTACGATTTCGATTTCGTCTTCGCCACTTAATTTTTTGTAAATTGCGATTACGTCATCATCCGATGCAGCTGTCATGTCCATTTCGCCACCTAACGCATCAGCGTCCATTCCGATTTCTGGTTCCATAGCTGGAACACCTTCTGGGCTTGTAATGTCACTTGGTACATCTTCTAGTGAGTCTTCAGCACCTCCAACAGCGTCTAAACCAGCAACTGCTGCATCAGCATCAGCCCCTAATTCAGTTTCACCTTCTGGAGAATCTAAATCCTCTTCTTCATAAACCTCATTGGTTAGAGATTCTTTCACCACACCGTTAATTTCTTCTTTCATTACAGAACGAAGTATTTCTTTTGTGTTGGCCTTAAGAGCTTTCTCGATATTGTTGATATCTAATAAAGCTTCTTCAAGTATTGATTTTTTTTCTGCCATTTCTTTTTATTTTTTTTCTTTTTTTTAGATAAAAAGTTGTTGAGATATTCTCCCTTTGTAAATAAATATATCTATTTTGAGGAAAAGCCTATTTTACCACAAAAAAATATTAAAAATTATTATCCCAATAAAAATTTATCTAAGTTATCGTCTAAGTTTTCTTTAATCATAGGTTTTTTAACCTCAATACTTTCAACATATGGTCTCAAAGCCTCACGTGATGCACCCATCCATGAACCTGGCGTACTTGGTGCTGTTACAACATCCCAACAAATAATCTCGAAATCATCTTGAACAATTTGTTCACCATTACGTCCTTCAACAAGACTACCAACACCTCTAGATGATACACCAATCTTAATACGATTACGTAATAAGTTAGCTACTTCATCACCCTTAGTTGATACAATACCGTAATTAATGAAACCTGGGGTCATTAAGATTTCCATCTTACCCATTAATGTATGGCCTTCCCACCATGTTTCAATAATATTGTGTGATATTCTATCACCAGCAATGATACTAGATTCAGGGTGGTCTAATTCACCAACAGCTCTACGTTCTTTAATTGCTTCTTGATATAGTTCGACTTGTCTTTTAAGTACTGATTCTGGATAGATACGACCATTACGGTTTAGGATACCGAATTTTTGTAGGACTACATATACGATTAATGGTTCGGCAATAACTACCTTACCTGTCTCAAGCTTTTTTATTTCATTAATGAAGGCTTGATTTCTTGGTTCATCTGGAGAAATATAACCAGCATCTTGTTCTATTAAGTAACCGAAGCCACTTTCCCCACGCTTTAATAATTTTATTGTGTTATTTTTCATATCTATATGCTAGCTTATAGATATAAATATACACCTTAAATGAAAAAAGCTCTAACCTATTAGATTAGAGCCTTAAGTATTAATTCTTTTTTTTATTGAATCTAAAACTTCTATTCTTATCGAAGACCTCATCAATCAAAAAATTCACGATTTCTGTAAGTCTTGGTTTCATTATTTCTGAGTTTACTGGTATCTCAGTGTTTAAGAATAAAGTGATTTCACAACTCATAAAACTACGCTTTCCGTAACGTATTCCAGACTCCCTGATGTCTAAGTCTACTATGGTTCTTTCTTGAATAATATCGTTATTCGGGATGCTATCAAAATGATTAAATAAGGTTTGTTTAATCTTCTTATTTAAGTCCCTGATAACCCTATTATAGTTGATTTCATCTTCATCTTTGGGTTGGACCCATGAAGATAAATTGATATAAACGGCTTTTGGGTGTTTATTATTTACGCTTCCAAAAACAATATTATAATCCTTGAAACTGTTGATTTTTAACTCTTTTCCTGTTTTCATATACCTGGTATTTTATACAAGTATAAGGAAAATTTTTGAGACTGTCAAGTACTTATTTTAGTTTTCCCCAGATAGCTATTCCGATTGTGATTAGGATTTGTAAGAAGGCTAAAACAGCAAATATAGCTGTCATTCGGTTCTTTTGTTTGTAGATTTCGTCTTTAGCTTCTTTCATTTGGGTTGGGGACCAAACATCGTTTACCTTATCAATCCAAGATGCATGTGTAGATACCTTACCTTCAATATTCTTAACCTCGGTAAGTTTCTGATTCATCTCGTTAAAACGCTTATCCATGTCTGTACGCATGTTCTCAGTGTTTTCATTAAGACGTTGTAGCTCGTTTAAAACAAGCTTACTGTATTCACCCCATGTATCTTTTTCGTTAGCCATTTTTTTATAAATTAATACTTGCTAATAGTGTAGTAATTGAAGCACACATTGTTTCGTAACACTTCATTTTGGTTTGTGCTGATGACGATTTTTCAATGTCTTTCTTCCCATCATCAATAATTGCTTTTAGTTTCTTAACAACAATTTTATAGTCATTAGGTGTACCGCAAAGCTCATCACTTAATTCTTTTAATCTTTCAAGATTTTTATTTGTAACATTTGACATATTAGACGTTTTTAAGTCAGGTTATTTTTTTAATAGAGTTCTCAATTCAACTAGCTTAGAAATTTCTAAGTTAAAGTTTTCATTGATTTCTATTTTATCGTTAAGTAATTTTTCTTTTACTCTTAATAACTTATCCTTAGTTTTTAATTCGTTTTCATCTAAATCAGAAGCACCATACTTAGTAAGTGTTTCATTAACTAACTCAAGACATTCCTTCAAAATACTGCTATAAACTTCCTTCTTTTCTTCATCATTTGATTCGATTAAAACCTTCAATACAGCTTTCTCCGATTCATCAAGGCTGGCATACTTTTCATTGTATTTTGTAACCATAACAGTTGTCATGATTTTACTAGGTAATTCAATTGCCTCAACAACTTCTTTTGCTTTATTGTTCTTAATATAATCAATAACAAAAGTTTTAGCTTCTACAATTGCATCAACATTTGATGGAGTTTTTTCAGTGAAGATTAATGTTGTAATAGCCTCATGTAATTTTTCAAATTGGTTATCACAATTTTGTTCGAATAAAATTGATTCAGCTAATTTACCATTAGCTAATAGAATATCTTTTTTTGAGAATTTATTCATCAACTCGATGTTAGCTTCAACAAATTCTTTAATCTTAAATTCGTTTTCCTCAATCTTAGTTTCAATATTATTGAAGATTAAAAATTGTGTTTTAAGAATCTCATTTTCTTTGATTGATTTAACGTATGTTTTGAATAAATCAATTGATTTTTGATTCTTAGTTAAATAACCCTCAGTTAAAATTTCATTAAAGATAGAATTAATTTTACCAAAGTTTTTAACGTTTTCTGTTATATCGATTGCCATAATGTTTGTTTTGTTAATAAATATCGTTATTTTCCTTAAAATATAGATTATTCATCCAACATTTCATCAATGTCATTAATCATACCGTCAATCTCTTTATTTATCTTAACATTCTTGTCGTAGACACGAATCTTATCTTCGTCCTCTTTCTTTTCACCCTTGATAGATTCCATTAAAACATCGACAAAACGACCCTTGTATTTTTTGGTTCTACCCTCTAATTTTCGACCAATTACCTCTTTTTGCTCCTTAAGTAACTTATCTACTTTCTTAAGAGTTTCAGCTACTTCGGTCTCAGCACCAGCTTCTTGTTTAGATGCCTCAGCACCAGCTTCTTCAGCCCCTGCTGCTTCAGCACCAGCCTCAGCCTCTGCACCACCTTCAGCTTCAGCTGCTTCATCTCCGAAGTCTAGGTCTTCACCACCTACTCCACCGCCACCGAACGAACCGCCAAGGCCACCGCCTCCACCGCCACCTTCAGCACCGTCTTCACCTTCTCCCTCAGCAGCACCACCTTCAGGGGCACCACCATTCAATGCAGCTTTGAAATCACCATAGATACGGTCAACCACATCAAACATACCAGTATGTTTAATAACATTTGAAGTATTAGCCAACTCAGCAGCAGCCGCTTTCTCCATACGTTGTTCAAGTAAGTCTTGTTTGATTTCATCATCAGACCAACCCATGATTTCTCTATGAGCACGAGTCCATGACATAGGTGCAAATCCATTTCCAATGTCTGAAGTAGCGTCTTTAAGTAACGTAACTTTAGCTTGTAAGTGTTCAACCTTAAGCATTTCAGCTTGAGTTGAAGGATTATTCATTGTGATAGTAAAGTTATCTAAATCTTCTTCAAACCCTAATATGTACAAGTGAATGATAGCAATCTTATTAAGTTCTTGAAGAATAGATTGTTGGATACGATTGATAGTTCTAGCGAAACGAATATCTTGTAACGCTAAGTTTTTTCCTTCGCCAGTTGTTTCATCGAAGCCTAAGAATGGTTTCGGAACACGTAAAGCGGTAAATAAGTTTCTTTGTAAGTACTCGATATCAGCGATTTGGTCCAAGTTTTGAGCACCTGGTAGGGTGTCAATTGGATTTGGAGCATCTTCTTTACGAACAGGTACGAAGAAATCTTGGTCATTTGATAATTGGTTAAAACGTAAATCGATTTGACCTGTTTGTGGGTCAGTAATTGGCATACGCTTAAATCTATTAGCAATTTCGTTTACATATGCTTCTACATCGGCATCATCAATGTTACCAACATAAATCTTATATACACGTCTTTCTGGGGCTCTAGTTACACGATAAACAAGCATTGAGTCCTCAGATAATATTAATTGTTTCCAAATACGTCTAGCCTTCTCTAAAACAGAAGTACCGTATGGTAAACGTCTGTCATCACCAAGTAATCTAAAGTGAGCTATTTGCCACGAATTGAATTCAATATCACGACCTCTCCAAAAGAATTTAACCTTATCGTTTGATGAGGTTTCTTTCGATGGGATATCACGGCCAGTTATCATATCAAATAAGCCAGACTCTCTACGCTCCATTTCATAGTTAGGCATTTGCTTACCACCTATAATACCGTTCTTATCATCAATGTTAAGGAATACAAAGTTATCACCATACTTACAAGTGTTTCTAACCCACATTGGTCCAGAAGTATGGAAGTCTAATCTATTGTAAAATAAATCTTCTAGGATACCCTTAACACGTTTAGAATCTGAATAAATGTTAAGCATACGACCCTTATCATTAAGAGTTGTAGATTCTTCCATAAAGATATCTAATGCCGCTGCAATTGTTGGATAGAACTCCATCGCTTCAAAGTCAGCGTATGACCCTACACGTGTAGTTTCATAATTAATAGATTGTTGGAATAAGCCATTCTCAACCTTTTTCCACATACCCTTAAGGTATTGGTTTTGTTGAGCTTGTAATTTAGCTTTATCAAATTCAGCTTTATTATCTGTTTTTAATAATTCACCGCTTCCGATACTATACCTTTGTGGTGGTAATTGTTGTTGCGGTTTTTGTTTAACGCCATCTGGTCCTAAAATACGACCTAATCTTTGAAATAACGTTAATTTGCTATTATCTGCCATGTTTTTTTTCTTTTAATATAAGACAATTTATTTAAAAATAAAGGTTATTCTACATAATCACAAGCAACATACGCTAGTCTTTGTTGTTCACCTTCTGGTGTAACATTTATGTTGTAAACATATGTTGTTATCCAATCTTGACCTTGTGAGTTTGGTAATGCATTACAATAAAACGGTTTCTCGTTTCTACGATTAACTTTCTTATCACTTGGAATAGGTGACCACTTATAAAGTTGTGCACCATACGTTTTGGCCGTAAATACCTTTTTTTCAATTGCCATTTCTTATTATTTTAATCCACTAAACAACCATAAATATTTACCAGTTGGGTCTTGCATATTTTTTGACACCGAAGGGTTAAACTTAGGTTTAGGTAATGATGTTTTATTTCTATTTTGTTGACTAACGAAACCACTCCCACGTTCTTTTTCGTTATCATTAGCTAATGATGAAGAACCTATCCAAGCCTTTAACATAGCTTTATTTTGGTTCTCTAAACGCTCTAGGTTCTTAAATGAATGTTCTACCACCCATAAACACATACCAATAGCCATCAATAAGTCATCATGATAACCCTCCATATGGTCAGGACGGCCATTTCTATACACAAAAGTCTTCATTTCAGATATCATTCTTGAAGAACGTATCTTTATCGCATTGGTCCTAATCTTAAATTCAAGGTTAGAAATCATCGGAAGACGTACAGAAGTAGCATGGAAACCTGGAATCTTACTGTCTTTATCATAATTTTGTAATTCTCTTTGTCTTTGACTAAGGATTTTACCATTAGGTGTATCATAATGTAATCTTTTATAATCAAATTCAAGTAATTTTAATACTGTAGATACACCCATACCACCAGTAACATCGACAACAGTGTATGCTTTATATAATTCTCCGTACTCTTCAACTATTTGAGCTAATAAATCGGGTTGTATTTTACCTTGATATTCCATTACTTGTTCCATGGTAGTGAAATCTACCACGGTAATAGTAGAAGAATCTTCTCCATCACCTCTAGAAACGTCAACACCCATAATATATTGATGACCCTCTTGAGGATATTCCCATATCCAAAGCTCGGAATCACCACCCATGACCATTATTGGTTCTCTAACA